TGCCTTTATACCTAGCAATCTTGAGTAGTGTCATTAGTATTGCAACATCTTGAGGTGTGATTGGATGATTGAGATAGGCGGACCATAATCTTCCTATGTTAGCAAAGTTATTCTCTGCTTGTCCATGCGTTGATTGTCTGTCTTTAGTTATATACTCATTAGCAGTTCTTAATATCTCTGTCTTATCCATGTCTTATCCTATAACATTAGTAATTTATATTCATCTTGCCTTCTTATTTGAAGTCCTCTTAATATCTTACCACCCGCTCTACAATACTTCAATAGCGATTGACCAGCCATCGCTTTATCGCCGCGTAACATCGCTTGACGGATGGTTGATCGTTGAAATGTCCCAAGACCAAGATTAAAGCTAAAGCTAACAAGAGCATCAAATTCAGATTGCTTAAGGCGCAGGTTAGGTAGCATCTTACATACTCCACGCTCGAAGCGATTGAGGTCGTGTTTAAGAATTCCATCTATTTCCTCATTTGTAAAAGTTTTATTCCAAGATTTAGGCAATGATTTACCATCGCCGATAAGATGACCAACACCAACAGTCCAAAGCCCAGCAGGACAACGATAGGGCCTATTACGAACGCCTTCATGATGACGAATTAGCTTTATAGCTTCTTTGGATACTTTCAACTATTTCTTTTCCCAAGTTCTTGAGCCAAAATAAAATCCAATAATAGAACCTACAATGCTCATTTCATCGCTAGAAAATATAGTATTCATTGCTTCAGGTGTAAAACCATTTGTAGATTTAACTGCCCACCAAAAGCCTGCAATATCTACAAACAATAATAAACCTACAAAAGTAAATGCAATCACAGGCCTTACACTTGCGTTAAGAGTTTTAACCCATTGTGCAGATTCAGATACAATTTTAGCATCATGCTCATATAATGCTTGTCTTTCTTGTGCATATGTTTCTGCGTTAGTTTGTTCCAATTCTATTGCTGCAATTTTTTCTTGAGATTGAAATCCAGCTTGTGCCATAGCCATTTGTTGTTCGTTTTGTAGCTTGGCCATTTGTCTTTCATGCGCTTGATCGCCTTTTTGTTGAAAAAATCCAAGTATGCTTGGAAGTCCAGCAGTAGCAAATCCTAATATTGATGATAATAATGAGAACATAATTAATTTCCTATTGGGTTAGTCATTGATTTTTGTAAAGCTTTCATTTGAGTATTTAACCCATCTAATTGCGCTTTAACCTCTGATCTTACACTTCCTAATGATGCTTCTACTTCTCTTTGTGATCCTTTAGCAATAGCTGAAGTTTCGCGAGCTAAAGCAATAGCATCGGAAGCTTTTTCATTAGTTCTTATGTTTGCATCTTGTATAGCTAATAAACGCTCTTGTTGAGCTTTCATTTGTATTTCTAAAGCCTGCACTTTGCTTTCATCGTATGAATCAACGACCGAACGCATTTTGTTGAAAGTCGTAATTCCGTAATAAATCGGAGTTCCTACGACTGCTATAAGCGTTGAACCTATCAAAAATATCTGTTTCAATGATAAGCCCCATATAAATTCCTTGTTGAATTCCATAGTTATTTTCCTGCGTTAAATTATAAGAATCAACCATATCAGGTTGAGTTAAATTGTTTGGGCTTTGTAATAAAGCCAAACTTAAAACTATTCCTAATCCAGGAACAATCTCTACATCTTTCTTATTTTCTGATTTGGTATCTTCTTTTTTAGCTTCTGCTTTAGTTTCGCTTGTAGTGCTATTTAATGCGTTACTAAATGTCTGCACAGGTTCTATTTGTGCAATTACAGATTCGGTTATCGTAGGCGTAACACTTGTGTTCAATACCGAGTTCACATTTACAGGACTTATTACACTCACAGGACTTGTCACATTGTTTTGATTGTCCAATGTCATCTTGCAAGTATTGGATGTTTCCGACCAAGATGTCCAAGTTGGCAAACCATACGGATCGGAGCATTGTGAAGCTCTTAATTCCGTTATTAATCCTTCGTATCCACTCGCGCATGATAAAGTTCTCGTTTCAGTTGCAGATATGCAAGTAGGCGGATCAGGAATGCAATTATTTGATGATTCTTGCCAGGCTGTCCAACTACTTGTGTTACAAGTATAATACCTAACCTCATTTAATGCACCTGAATAATTTACAGGGCATGATAAAGTTCTATTTTCTGTAGCGTCTGTGCAAACAGGTTGCCTGTAAGGTTCGCATATTGGATCATTAGGATAATAAGGACACCAATATCCTGTAAGCGCAGTTTCATCATCTATACCATAGCATTGTAAATTTGTTATATATCCATTACGATCAGGAATATAATTGCAATACCAAGCATAAGCATTACTGCTTATCAGCAATAACAGGAAGCTTAAAATCCGAACCATATAATTTATAGAATCTTTCAGGGTATCGTTTAAACCAAGCGCGTCTTGCAACATCTCCTAAAGCGCCACCGAATGGACAAGGGCTAGATGCCATTTCCATTGCTTCCCATGTAGCTTCATCTTGACACATTAAACTTACTGCGCTTACTTTTAATCCTAATGATGAAAGGGTTTCAGCTTTAACTATTCTTACGCAATTCTCATCTTCAACTGTAAATCCACCGCTAATAGAAACAACACCTGTATTAGCTCCGCCACTTACACCTGTTTTACAAATCTTGGGATTCATTGTAGAGATAGAAGGCGCAATGGCTGAAGGAACTGGCATGCCTTTCATATGTGTAGTGATATTAGTATCAGCCGCAAAAGCGTAGTTAGATAAAATTGCCAATACAAATAAAATAATTTTATTCATTTAAAATTCCTTTATATCAAGTCCAACATAAACATCGCATACTCTTTTTGCTAATTTATTAAATTTGTCCTCATGCTGATCAAAATCTTCATGTCCATTATGATATAAATAAACATGACAACATTCATGTAACATAGTGACAAATATTTTATCCCAAGTATCACACATCTTATCTATTTCAATTCGCATAGGCTCTGTATGAAAGTAGCCCATAACTTCGTCTGTATCTATAACTGAAAATTGTATCTTATGAGGTTGTGGCATACCGCGCATTTCATTAAATGGCGGAAGCGATGATAAAGCTTTATATATTTTGCGCAGATTCTGTTTCGTTAATAGCTTTGCCATAGTCTGCGTCTGTATAAGTCATTAATCCGTTATCTGAATAATATAAATATTTACCTTCGTTTTCTTCTTGTGTTTTTAAACTATGATGCGCTGGACATAAGCTTTGAAATAAATTAACTCTAAACTTATTGTCATCTTGTCTGTGTGGAAATACATGGTCGATATGCACCGCTTGAACTACTCGACCTTCAATTAAACAAGCTGCACATAATGGCTTTTTGCTTAATTGTATTTTTCTTTGTTTTTGCCAAAAACCTGTCGAATATAATTTACTATTCTCTCGGCCTTTTTCTGTTATAGCGCCACCATGTTCATTGCAAAAAGTGGATCGGCTAGTCTTTTCATTCTTGCAACCTAATTCCCGACACTTTGTATTGAGCGGGGCAGTTGGCATTAGCTTAAAAAGGTAAGCTTATACATTGTGGCTTCTACAATACTTAATAGAGTATCAACTTCATTTTGTAGGCTTGTATAAGGTCCAACAATAGCTCTATTAGCTACAATAAAATCTCTAATTGATGTTACTTCTTGGAGTGCATTAGCTTTAGGTGGTTCATACATATTTGGATATTCAATAATCACTTGATATGCACCTTGATATTGCTCAATGATTGAATCAACGGCATCAGGTAACTTTTCATAATAACCTTGAAGCGCTTTATGCTCTGCATAGGATTTAGTTTGTAAATGTAATAAATGGCCGTTAGTTGATGCATGTAAAAGCTTTAAAAAGAATTCGCCAATAGTCACGCTTGGCAATACTATTTCAGCTTCATTGATTGAATACACTTTTTTCATAAGGTTACCTATTTATAAGATAAATGACGATTGTCATAATAATAACGCCGAGCAGTAATTCTATCATAATTTGCCCTCTAAAATTGTTAATGTTTGCTGTAAAAGTTCCGATTCTGTTCCATACTTTTTTTCAAATGTTTTTTGACCTGCATGGAGCGCCACACCATAACCGCCATGCTGATGGTGCAAAGGACATAAAGGGATAGCCATACTCCAATGGCTACGCATAGCCAATCCAGCCCGATGCCTAATGTGGTGAATATGTGGAGCTGAATAACCAAACCCAAGATTGCGACAAACAATACAGCCAATTTGAGATAGTTTTTCATAGTGTTGTTTTTCATCCTTATTCACTTGACCAGCCTAAATTTGAAAAATAGACCTCAATGTTCTGAATATAACTTGTAAATTCCTCGACTGTAAGATCAGTCGTTGAACGAACATAAGGAACTTGAACTCCATTAATAGTTTTCTGTTCAGATAAGAAAAGATGCCCGCATAAAAGATGCACTTCCATCGGTAAATACCCAGTAAAGTTACTAATGCTTTTATATAACCTGCCCCACAAGAACTTATTTGCTTCAATCGACCTCTTATCACCACTAACCTTTTCTTTGATCGTAACTTGTGGTGTTTTGCCTTCTTTGATAAGACCTTCCAAATAAATCTGAAGTTGGGGAAGATTCTGTAGCGTTACTATCCATTCTTTCTGCTTCATCTTTTAAGACCTTTGCGTCATCGTGTATTTTAACCATCTTATTTCCATCCCATAATACATATCTATTTGCGCCATCCGCAAGAGTGTATCGAGATATATAATAATTATTGCGTTCAATGCAATATTTACTGACCTTGCTCCACTTATTTTGCATTTATAGCTTCCTTTGCAGTCTTTAAAGATATAGCTGGATAATTTTTAGGGTTAGCAATAATTCTATACGCCCAAGCTCGCATATCTTTTAGCTTCTTATCTTCAATAGGCATCTTTTCATGGATCATGGCCAATAACTTATCAGCCTGTGCCTTGTTTTGCTGATTGTTTAGTTTTGGTGCTTGCAGTTGAGCAAACTCAATAGGCTTTTCCCTGCATAATTGCAATATATCAAAAATACTGGGAAAGAATTTACTGTTATCAACATGCTTATCAAAAGCTTTAGTTACTACATTAAATTCAAACTTCTCAAGCTTGGCAAACCAAACTCGAATAGTGTCTATATCTAAATTAGGTTTTTGATACAGAGTTGTTACTGTGTCCATCATCTGCTTAAATGCTATCTTATCGTCTTGTGTCATTCATTGTCCTTTATTTAGCCATCATATATAAACCAACATTTCCTAATGCATAACCAAAATAGCAAATACCCATACCATTATTACCAAGCCAAAACTGTTCAACACTTATATAGCTGTATATAGCGCCTGTGATAATAATTAATATATGGCTCAAAATGGTATCTCATCTTTTATTAAATCAAATACATTTTCTTTTGGTTGAGGTGTTAAGCGTTCAATCTTATGATCAGGCCTGTTAATAATATAAGTTTCGGCTTCATGCTTTGTTCTAAACTTTTTATGCGCATCGCCAAAATCATCTAATACTAAATAACGGAATAAAACTTGCGCATTATAATTCATCGAATTAATACCAATTCTAACACTAATGATAGTCCTAACAGTAGGCCAAAAAATCCACCCATCATTAATATTTTGATTGCAAAATCTAAAATTCTAGTCATTAAAGTTTTCCCATAAGGTATATAAGATGAATGAAACAACCAAGAATAAAACCACCCACAAAATAAAACCGACAATCTTAATGGCCAATAACAAATTTGCTGCTGTCATATTTTTTCTCAATGCCATTAATAGTTTTAGAATTTTTAACTCCAAGCTCTGATATAACTAAATTATGCTTTTTACCTTTAAGGTCGCGCATCCATTCAAGAGAATCAGGTTCAAAGAATGAAATCATTTTCCAAACAAGCTCGCCTTGTGAATTGTATTCCTCTATTAAAAACGCTTTAGTTTCCATATTGTCTTATCCTTTAAGTTTTTCTAATATAACCCTTGCATTTCTAACACAAGGTATAGCGTCATATCTTGGATCACCTTGCGTCAATCCTTCTACGATCCAATCTAAAGCTTCAACAAGCTGGCTTACATCTTGAGCTAACTGTTTTCTATATTCAAGATCAACCTGTGCTTGTCTGTGAACCTTTAAAAGCCATTCTTTAGTATTGGGTTCTTTATGCTTCATTTTGATTAATTAATCTAACATCCTTTAGTTTTCTAGTATTGCCATCAAATACAAATTCTACATTGCATTTAGCAAAGCGTCTAGGATTGGTAAGAGCGCATAAACCTACTTTGTCATAAGCTCTTAAAAATACAGAATATGGTGCTACCACATCAGGGATTAATGCTGGTTTAGTTCTTGCTACTTCTTGAACATTGAGTTCGCCATTTAACTGACGAACCCAAGTTTCTAAATTACTCATTGTTGTATCTTGTGTCATGTCTTTTCCTTAATAAAAAATGTGATTATTGTAAGATAGTTTAATCGTTTTATCTTTAGCCCAATATGGTTTTGTATTTTTAGTATGAAACCATTTTGCGCCCCTTGTTGGATCACTTATCCTTTTTTCTAAAATTGCTTTTGCAAGCGGTTCTAAATGTGCTATCTGTGTTTTACTTGGCATACCATAATCAATAAATTGATATTGCTTTGGTTGCTTAATTATTTCACAAATAGTTTTCGGATAATTTGGATCGGCTTTGCGGTTAATTGCAGTATAAGCTGCTGCAACCATACCCATATTGCCTTCACCCCTTGCTTCACCCCACATAAGAGCTGATAAACATAAGACTTCATTGATCATCTTCTTTCCTAAAATGTTACTGATACAGACGGCTCATCTTCCCAAGCGTGGGATCGTATCCAACTTGCAGGATACGGGATAAACTGTCCAGCCTGCTTAAACCACTCGGGTGACTTTTTCTGCCATTCAAGTGCTTTAAGAACAACTTCTATATTAGGTCTTGTCGTATTCCAAGCCTTTCTCGCATCCTCTTTCTTTTTCTTTTTTGGATACGCTTCCCAAAAGACATCAAAGTCTTTAGATATATATGAGTTAATAGGTTGTTTAGTTATTAAGTTATTAAGTTCTTTAGTTAGCAATGGGTTGGCATTGGGTTGGCATTGGGTTGGCATAGAACCCTTGTCCCATCGCTTCTTTGCAGATTTGGTGGCTACTTCTAATCGGTCTTTATACAGTTCAATTTCAGTTTTAGACCTTCCTTGAACATAACCATCTTCAGTTTTAGTCCAAAAATCATTAATAACATTTTTAATAGCAATCTTTTCATCTTCCGTCCTCGCGTTAAATAATCTAAATAATTTATCATCCTCTAAAGGCAGAGGTTTTTCATCAAGATAAAATTGATCTAGTAACTGTCGATAACATCCATGTTCTAGCAATGTTAAATGTGTAGTATCTTTCCGATAATCGGCGATATTGTGTTGATAATAGTGCAATTCATTTCCTTTCTTTTGTCTTGTCCTTTTTTATTATTAAACAAATTTTATGTTTCGCGCAAGTAATTTTGGATTATTTTTTGGGCTTCCTCAAACCCATAGGCCACTTCCGCAGCATAACCCATTGATTCTGCTAGGTTTAAGAAGTCTATTTGATTTTGTTGTAATCTTGCACCTTTTTCCTTTTTCATCTCTAAAAATAGGCCATGAAGGCCATTTGCTGGAATCATAAGGAATAAGTCGGCTACACCTGCCGTAACCCCTTCTTGCTTTAATTTAATGGCCGTTCCTATATGCCTAGCGCCCCCATTAGGTATAGCAAATAGGCATTTTGCCATTAATGGATATTGCAATCTAAACCATTTAATAAGCAATGTCTGTGCCAGGTGTTCTTGATTGCGCATAAAAAAATTTGACACAAATATTAAAAAGCGTATATTAGCACCTGTAACAACAAAAAAGGAAACGATATGAAACTACTAACCGCACTATTAATAGCACTACCCATCGCTTCATTCGCAGGCGAATCACCTAAACTTCGTTACAATTGGGTTGAGAATAAATGGAATTACGCACCTCAATCTGCCAAATTAAAATATAATTGGACTGCCGATAAATATGAGTTTGTAGTTCCTAACTCCGAACTAAAACTTAATACTCAAAGCAATAACTATGAATATGTTCAAACACAAATTGATCCTTACAAATCTGAAATAGGGGAATAACATGACAACACAAAATAAGAAATTAGTTATCTATGCAATTGCTTTTTGGGCTTACTTTGGCTTGTGGTTATATGTATTGTATCCTTTACTAGACAAATTCTTAAAAGGCGTATAATATGACTACAAATCAATCACTTACGGGAGCTAATATGGCTAACGAAATTGCAGTTGAGAACAAAATTCATATTCAAGCTTTGCATCATCCTGATCCTGATTTTTATGGCGATGATGATCAAATTAGAAATATGCAAGAATTAATTGAATATTACTTAACCTTTCAATGTCAAAATTGGGGCGATTTATATGCTGACGCTGAAAATTCAGGCCCATTTATTACTCGTATTCATAGCATTTTATTTGACGCTAAAGATGATGAATTAGGTCGTATTCGCGATGAATTTAATAAAGCTATAAAAGACATGGCCAAGTATGTTTATAACAACCATGAAACTAATAGTTGGGCCAAACGCATCTATGATGCTACAATAGAAAATATAGTTTAGAAACTTTTACAAGGACAAGATAAGATGAAAACTTCCGAAAGCATCAAACAGATTGCTGAAGCTTTAGTGTCGGCGCAAAAAGAAATTAAATTTGCCATTAAAGACGCTAACAATCCTCACTACAAAGCAAAATTTGCAAGTTTAAATTCAGTTATTGATTCGGTTAAAAAGCCACTCAATGACAACGGGATTGCTATATTGCAATCTTTAAGCCCTTCAGACGACAATAAACTCCATTTAACAACTCGTTTAATCCATAGTTCAGGGGAGTGGATCGAGGATACTGCCGTCTGCCCTATTCAAAAACAAGATCCGCAAGGATTAGGATCAGCAACTTCTTATATTCGCCGTTATAGTTTATCAGCTATGTGCGCCGTTTATGCTGATGACGATGATGGCCAATCCGCAGCTCTTAATGCGGCAGACTATCTTCAAAAAATTACCCAATCACAATCATTAGAGGAACTTCAGGCTAATTATAATTTTGTGATGGGCGAGGTTAAGAATGATCGCACTCTATCTAAACTTGTAATTGAAGCTAAAGATAAAAGAAAGGCGGAACTATGATTGAAGTTAATGAGAATGATGAGGTTATTACCTTTGCATCAGAAATGACTTTAAGAGATTATTTTGCTGGATTAGCCATGCCAAAATTAATTGAAGATTATCAAAACGAAGATAGGCTTGTAGGTGATGAAGATAATGCTGAAATAATTGCTCAACTTTCTTATTTAATGGCTGATGCAATGATGGAAGCGAGGGAAGATCATGATTGAAGGATTGAGAAACAGTAATTTTTATGGTGTTGAATTTAATTATACTTTTGAAGAAATCGAACAGATAGAAGCTCGTAGAACAAAGATTCAAATGCTTAAGAGAGAAATGGGCGATAAATATATCCTCGCACCTCTTTATGGCAAAATTCAAAGCCCTCGACTATGAACGGGGCTTATTCATATAAAGAAAGAAATAATGTAGTAAATATAGCGGAAGTATTGTTTGAAGCTTATTGCCAATCCAAAGGATATTTTTATAGAAGATTAGGCTTTGATGAAAAGAATGATCCTATTCCTAACTTTTATAACCTTAATCCTTTAATTAGAAATCTTCCTGATTTTTATATTAATAATAAAGGTGTGGCTGGATTAGTTATGGTTAAAGGAACGGCTAATATAAAGGCAAGTGAAATTAAACTACTACCTCATTTTTTAGAATGGTTTGATTCAAAAGAATGCCCTTTAATATATGCTTTTTGTTTTAAGGATCAAAAACCTTTAATGCTTTATCCCGAAAAAGTAATAGGTCTTTATGAAAAATCAACCGATCAACAATGGCATGATGGCGTAACTTATAGGAACTTAAATTTAAATGGATAGAATAATAAAAGGTATAGAACAAGGTAGCCCCGAATGGATGGCTTTAAGAATAGGTAAGATTGGTGGCTCAAGAGTATCGGATGTATTGACTGAAGGTCGAGGTGGTGCTGAATCTTTAATTAAGCGCAAATATAAGAATGAGCTTATTAGGGAAAGATTGACAGGTAAGAAATTAGATACCTATAAAACGCCTGCAATGCAACGAGGAATCGATTTAGAACCTATGGCTAGGGCATGGTATGAAGTTAAATATAATACCTTTGTGGACCAGGTAGCAATCGTTTTACACCCTACTATTGAAGGAGCGCAATGCTCACCTGACGGCATCGTAGAAGCTACTAATTCTTTAATTGAGATTAAGATACCCAATCCTGAAAACCATTTAGATAACATTCTAACAGGCGGTAAACAATTAGAACAGTATTATGACCAGGTGCAATGGCAATTGGCTTGCATGCCTGAAAAAGAATTTTGCGACCTTATATCATTTGATCCCGATATGCCTGATCACTTGCAAGGGTTTGTAAAGCGTATTTATCGAGATGATGAATATATTAATAACATGCAGAATGCGGTGATCGCTTTCTTGTCTG